TTCTTCATCCGTAAGCCTTTTGAGCTTTTCTTGCCGTTCTTTTGACCGCCGATCGCGGGCTTCAATCTCTTTCTTAGTCATTGCCTGAATCCGATTTGTTTATCCTCCTATTGTGCCTCAAAAGGCATTTATTTGTCCCCAGTAAATTTACGGATCTTCGGCTAACCGTACAACTGCAAAATGATTGCAAATGAATTAATACGCCAAAAGGCGCTAATCACTTTCGTAGTTAGCGCCTTTTGGTATAGTAGACAAATAATTCATGCGATTCTACAAACGCGAAAAAATATGTCTAGCAATAAAATTGTATCAAATTTAGATGGTGGGTTTGGGGAATTAAGCGTAATCGCTCAAGGCGAAGAGCTGGTGGTTGACAGCCGATTGATAGCCGATCGGCTAGGGCTTCAGCATGAAAGCCTTCAGCGGACAATCAAGAAGTACTCAGTAAGATTGCAGGCTCTGGGGAACCTCCGATTTGAAATCGGGACATCTACCAACTCGATAGGAGCAACCCATCAGCCTAGCGGCGATTATCGGAGGGGCTAATCTTGGCCAAGCGATATATCCTCCGCACCACCACAGGCAAATATGTGGGGCGCGGAGTTGGGAATGATGCCGATCCTAGTGCCTATGGATTGGTCGATCGGCCATCGCGGGAGGACTGGCGAAATAGCCGCGATTTGTGCGAACTGGAGGCGACGAACTGGCAAGCTCAGGCCAGAAGACTAGGGCTTTGTTGCCCAGAGTTCACAGTGGTGCAGTCTGACCAGCCGTAGTATATGAGAAGCAGATTTAATGCCGGATCGTTTAATGTTGCGGCGATCGCCCGCACCTTTTTTTTAGAAACTCGCCTGCACAGCTCAACGTCTGCCATAACCCAAGCTTTCCATCCCAACTTATCCGCTAACTGCTGTTGCGTTAGATTTGATCGATACCGAGCCGCTTTAACAGTATAGGCAATTATTCGCCGGGGATTATTGGTATTGTTTTTAGCCCACTGCCGTAAAGCAATCTTGTTTGCCCGGTGGTGGGTTTCGATATTAATCTGAGAGATGAGATGATCGCCAAAGCGGGCTACTAATATATTTAGTAACTCAGCTTGGCTAACCCCGATCATTTTTGCTAATTCAGCGGCATCGCTAGTAGCGGAAATTGGCATATGTTGACATCCAAAATGGTACAAGATGACTGTATTTAACCTTACTATCTCGGGCGATAAAGAGGCTATCAAGCGGCTATCTGTACTAACGGCCAAAGCCGCCAACCTTCGGCCAGCGATGCAGTCGATCGGTGAGTATATGCTACGCCAAACCCGAGGCCGATTTGATAGCAGCACGGCTCCTAATGGCTCACCTTGGGCACCGCTAGCGGCCAGCACCATAGCCGCTAAAACAAAAAGCCAAGAAGCTGTACAAGCGGACTAGAGCTAATCCTAGCGATATTCTTAAGGATACTTTTTTACTGAGAGACACGATTACTTATCAGGTGGAGGGCGATCAGGTGGCGATCGGCACTCCTCAACGGTATGGAGTCTTTCACCAGCTAGGGACAGGCCGTATGACTGCGCGGGTATTCCTGGGAGTGAGCAAGGGTGATCGATCGGAGATAGAGGCAATCGTGGGCGACTACCTCAAAAAATGATAATCAAATTTGATTATCTGTTATGATATCGACGTTCCTACCTTTATTAATCAGGGTGCAAGCGGATGGGGTTGAGAGAGGTTGAGATTTTTTACGCGGGCAAGCACACCGACTATTCTGGTCGATCGGTGCCAGTTTCGCGCGAGGAACTTAATCGATCGGTGGCTCACTTTAACCAGAGCGGCCAAAAGCTACCATTAGTAATGCGCCATCCCCAGACGAATGAACAAGCGTTCGGCTACGCCACTCGATTAGCTATCAACCAGGCTGGGCGTGTGGTTGCGGCTGCCTATGATGGTCTAAGCGATGGCGCGGCTACGATCATCAATGCACTTGGGGCAAAGATATCGGCCAAGATTCGGCTACCAGGCAACCCGGCCAATACGAGTGATGGTATCGAATTCGATCATGTTGGCTTTTTCCCGAAAGGGGAGAGGGTGGCACTCGATCGATTAAATGTGGCGCAATTTGGAAGCGCCCAAGTATCCTTTATTAGAGTGGCGAGTATGACCGAAGAAGAGCTACAGGCCAAGATTGACGAGCTAGACGCTCGGCAGGCTGAAATGGATCGTAAGTCGGCTCAGTTTGAGGCTCAATCTCAAGTGGTGCCGATCGTTGCCGAATTGGTGGCCAAAGGCGCGATCGCTCCTAGCGATCAGGTTGGCATGGTGGATGTTTTTACGAAGCTGGCTATGGTACCCGGCGATCAATTTAATGCTGCGTTTGCGGCTGCTAAAGATGGCAGTAATGCAGCGGTATCTTTTCTGGCTGTCGCGATCGGGAAAAAAACTATTCCTTACGGCAAAGATAAATCAGCGCCTGATGAGGCTGAATTTGCTATGGAGCCGGACGGCGATGAAGATCCATCCATGATGATGGACAAAAAAATCAAAGCCCACATGAAGAAGAATCCGGGCATGAGCTACGGGGCTGCGATGGAAGCCTGCGCCAAATAATCCACAAGTAAATAGTAAAAACTGAAGGTGAATTTATGCCCATGTCCTTGGCTGCCTCCGAAATGGAGATCTACTCGATCGATGCCCAATTACCGATCGGTGCCCCCGCAATACAGCGGGGAATTGGGGTTAGCAACAATCCTGGCAACCCACTGATTAATTCAACCCCTGGCAATGGATTTTTTGGCGTATTGGTAGAAACTCAGCTTCCGAACGCTACTGGGGCTATCAAAACTGTACAACTGCCGTGCTGTAACCGTGGCTTGGCCGAAGTTTTTGTATCGGTCGCGGTGACTCGGGGCGCTGCTCTGACACTTGATGGCGCTAATAACTGGGTGCCTGCAGCAGGAGGGCAAAAAGCTTTTGCTCGTGCTCAAAAAGCGGCTCTGGCTAACACTTATGTGCTGGCCTTGATTCACAACGAAGGCTTTCTCTAATCTCTCACTATTTTTTTATCAGGGTGAACGAAAAATGGGAATACCCATAAATACGGCGGATACCAAGTTTGATTATGTGTTGCAAAATTTTGCGATGCGGCTTGGTAATGGCTCTTTGATCGCAGATGAATATGCACCGATCGTGCCTAGTGATCAGTACAGCTTTAAGTACCCGAGGTTTGATGATTCGGCGCTGACCTTGTTCAACATGGATCGGGCGTTTGGTGCTCGGATCAAGCATTTTAGCTGGGACTTCTCGACCGATCGGGCTGAAATTACGCAAGAGGCGATCGCCTACAAGTTGACTAAAGAATCTTTGCGAGCTGTTGGGGTAACCGGGGTAGCACTGGACAAGCAGGCGACTCGCAAGACTAATTATGCGCTCGATCTCAGTCGCGAGTTTCGGGTTTCTCAATTAATCAGTAATCCGCTAAACTTCCCAGTCAGCAACCGCCGGACATTGATCGGCGCTACTCAGTGGAGCGATCCTGTCAACTCCACTCCGAGTCGTGATATTGACTTGGCAAGGACGGCAATTTTCGACGCAACAGGTTTTTATCCTAATGTGTGTGTGTGTAGCCTGAATGCCTTCAAGGCGCTGCAACGCCATCCGGAAACCCGGAACCGTTTTAGCAGCAATTCCAACACTATGAACAACTTTTTTGCTGATGAGCAGGCATTAGCCAAGGCTTACGGCCTTGGGAAGTTGATAGTGGGGAATGCGGCCTATCGCCCAGAAGGCGCGCCCCTGACCGATCCAAGGCTCAAAATGTATAACAATATGTTTTGGTTGGGCTATGTCGCTGAATTCAGTGACAAGTCCAGTATGTTGGATGCGGAGCAGTCTTATGGTGATGTGGCCAGTTTCAACGGCCACCCTGAGGCGGATATGGGGCAAGCCAGCGCCCTTTATACTTTTGGGATTAGAGATGAGGTTAAGGTTTTTGAGCCTGTTCACTATGATGAAATGACTCGATCGTACTATTACCCAGCGGTATCGAATCGCACTCCTGTAATCACTCAGGCTACAGCTATGTATCTATTTTCTAATGTCAGTGCTCTGGCAGGTTAACTATGAATTTAAAATGTTTGACGGGTGATTTGGGCTTTGCTGTCGGCATCGTGTTAGCAGATAGCGTGATCGATGCTGGAACGGCTAAGCAATATATTAGCTGGGGATTATTGGAGGAAACTACCGATAAGCCGACTGATGAGGTAGTGAACGAGCCAACGCCTCAAGAAATAGCTGCGGGTGTTGCTGATGAAACACCGATCGACGATCTCACTGATGAGGAGTTGGCGAAACTCACCGAACCAGAAACCGATAAGTAAATGCAAACGACTAACCAGATTGCCACCCATGCTTACTACAAGATTGCCAATGCAGCCACGGGGCTAGATGTTGGGTCTGTCCATGCGCTCATGGCGGACATGGGCGATCAATGGGTGATGTTTGGCCTTTGCGATCATTGCGATCACAAGGGCGAGTTAATCCCGATCGGGCAGCAGTTACTTTTCGCCGTAGGGCAGGAGCACAACGGCGACACTGTGCAAGTTTTGGGCAAGCCTGAAATGCACTATGTGACCAGTTTACCTAATGGCGAAATCGATATTAACTCCCAAGCAACCAACGCCGACGAATTAAAACATCGGCGGATGGTGAAAGGCGATGAAATCCGCAAGGGCGCTTAATCATGGCATACGCTACGGCTCAAGATTTTATCAGTAGATTCGGTGAGAAGGAAGCCAAGCAGCTTTCTAATCGCAACTCGCCCACTTTGACCACCCCTAACACCGATCGGCTCGATCTGGCGTTAGCCGCTGCTAGTGGGATTATTGATAGCTGGCTGAGTGGTAGATATGCTGTGCCCGTTGCTATTCCGCAGGCGATCGAGCCATTGAGGCATCATTGCTTAGTACTAGCGCGATGCGACCTAGATAATATCTCCAACAGAGAAAAGGTTCGAGACGATTGTCAGCTCACCTATGACTGGCTAAAGCGTATCGCCGATGGCCGAATTAAGTGGGGTGAGCCGGGGCTACCAGGGCAAGCGGATCTTAATGGATCTACTACCGGGGCAAGAGCAAGGGCGAAAGGCCGTAAGGCTCCTGGCATCGATTTGAGGGGATATGACTAAATAAGGGAGACCTATATGAAACGTTACATGTTTGGATCTAGCAATCAATTACTGATACTGACTGAGCACGGAGAGGTAAGACTAATCCCAAGGAATAATGGCAGCCTTAACTATCACCGAATTTCAGCAACTGATTATCGATCGACTCACTGAGGCATTGCCCAATGTGACGATCGAGAAATGCCCGTTTGACCCGGCAATTTTAGGAGAGCCGGTAACAGAACAGGCGATATGGGTGGGGCTAGATGCCATCAGCTCACAGTCACCAGAAGACGGGGCAACTCGTCGAGAGCACTGGAGGCAGTCAGAGAGTTGGCGGTTCGTACTGGTACTGAGATTATTTGATCTCTACTATGCAGACGAACAGCTAGATTATTTAGCTGTTATTCGATCGGCTATCACTGGCCTCGGTTCTATTGAGGCTGATAGCGCGGTCGGGCTGTGGCACCAAAACACAGCACCAGGGCAATTTTCTGAAGGGCTATGGCTATACCAATCGATCTGGCAAATTGATCGACATTACACACAATATTTTGAGCAAGAAAATTAAGAGGTTAATCTAATGAGTCAGGGTTTATTC